AGATACAGAAATAGGTTATGTTTGTGAAGCGGCGGAAACCGCAGAAGCAGCGGAAGCTAAATTAATTGAAACAATAAAGGCCAGAATGCAAACGCAACGGGATATTATTAAGGAAATTGAAATTTAACCATGAACCAATTTATTAATCAACAGACTATGAGAAATTTAAAATGTATTGGATGCCAAGAATATTATAACTGCGATTGCAGAGATTGTACTAAGGGTGGATTTATAGGACATATTGATATATGTGAAAAATGCGCTTCTGACGAAAATAGATGTTCTGTGTGCGCCGTTGAACTTACGGGCGATATGCTCTGGAATGAAGACAGTGAATGTTGCCGTGATTGCGCTCAAGATGCGGCTGAAATGCAGTATAATTTTTAAATCTCTTCTATGACTCATCTCAAAACAATTGATATTAAAGGCAAGCCTTATGTAACCGTCGCTGAAAGACTCAAGTATCTTGCAGAAAACAAACAATATTGTATTACTTCTGATTATCAGTATCTTGCTGAGCAAAAACTTTGGATAGTTAAAGCTACTCTCAAAATATTTAAAGATGCGGAAACTTATATTTATGAAGGCCTCGCTCAAGAAGTTGAAAGCGATAATTATAAAGATGTTAATCACACTTCAGCATTAGAGAATTGTCAAACAAGCGCAGTTGGTAGAGCTTGCGCCTTGGCAGGCATCGGCGTTCTAGAATCCATTGCTTCAGCTGATGAAGTGTTTAAAGCTCAAAATCGCGCGTTTAAGCAAGTTAATTCTTCAACTGGCGAAATAACCAATCCAAGACCACAAACTATTAAAACCGCAGATGGTGAGTTTAAAATGGGTATCAGTAAATCAACTGGCAAACCTTGGTATGCGAAAGTCGGCAAGGATAATAAGCTGGAATTTATGAAAAAAGAACAGTATGAGTCAATGATTGCGCCAAAACCTGAACTTGGTGAATTTGAATTTTAATCCATGCAAGACCTTCAACAGATGTTTGAAAAAAGTAATTTTAATGATGGCAAAGTATATTTTGATGGCAGTGCAGTTGCAGAAGAAGATTTAAAAAAACTTTTATCCTTTTAACTTATTTTTTATGGAATATAAATTCATAACAAATGACTTGCTAATCAAGAATAACAAAGGTTTAAAGAACCGTGGGCAATTTGAAGTCAGCATGGAAGTCGAACGCGCACAGCTCTTTAAAGTCTTGCCACTCGAAGAATATCCAGAAGGTACACACTTTTCCGTAATTATAACACCAATCCAAAATGACGCAACTCAGCTATAAAAACCACGTCAAAAAGTTCAGGCTGAAGGCTAGCCTTTCACGCGCAGAACTCGCTCAAAAGCTCGGCATCAGCAAAGGTTCCATCGTCAACTGGGAGTGTGGTCGGAATAGTCTCAGCGAAGAGAATATTCAAAAACTTTTAAAGATCTTTGGAATAACAAAGCGGGAACTTATTGAACTTTAACCAATCGAGTATGAATAAAAATAATTAGGCTTTTCTTGGGCGCTTAACCCATAATTTTAAGCAAATGAAATCTTTATTTAAAATAACCAAAATCAAAATGACTACTAATAAAACAAAAACTATTATTGCACTCATCGGTCTGGGGATAATCGCTGCCATCTTCTTAATTGCAGGCATCGCAAGAGCTATAGACGCAATTGTACTCAATAACCTTGAAACTACCTTGGCCAATAACATCACCGCTAAAAAGGCCATTACAATCGCTTGTGATAGCTCTTATGAATCCTTAAAAAGCTATAAATTGGAATCTAAAATGCCTCTGATCGGAACGGATAATCCTTGTGATGGTTTTTAAAGGGCAGCCGGAATAAGCCAGAAACCGGACTAGATATTGACAAATTAAGCTATGCTGTTGCAAAAGCAGAATCAGGACTATGTACGTCTAATGTCGCTAAACGACTTAACAATTGCCACGGTATCATGCAGTGGCATAACGGTAAGCGGAGCCTTAGACGATTTAAACGACAAGAAGATTCTTTTACAGCATTTAAGGAAATATGGAACAAATCATATAAAACATTTCCTACTCTCAAAATGGCGAGGAAATACTGCGGTTCAGACCATCCGGAACAGTGGTTGAAAATTGTTAAGAACTATTATTTTACACATTAAAGAAATTGAAGCATGAAAGAAACAACACAAGCTGAATTAAATGCTGTAAAATCTCTGCTCTCTCAACTTTTACCAGACCCATCGGCACCGCTTCGTAATACGTATCAGGAGGAGCGGGTTAGAAATGCTCTGGCCTTCCTGCCTTTAATTGAGGAAGCCCCCGAAGAGGAAATTCTTGCAACCTGTAAATATATAAGAGAAATAATCCAACCTTTTATCGAACAGCTTGGCGAAAGGCCGACTGACCCGCCGCCCGATAGCGGAGCGAGAATTAAGGTTGCCGACTCATCTGGTGAAGTAATAATTAAGGAATGAAAAAGAAACCCCTTTATCAATGTAAAATTTATGAATAAAATACTTGCAATTATTTTAGATGGCTTCCATAAAGGCCACGCCTTGAAAATGGAATATAGTCCTGTAATAAAATTAATAAAACCAAAAACTGTAATAGTTGATTATTGTTGTGATAATGGAATGTCCCCAGACGATGACTTAAGAGTATTACAATACATAGAATGTTTTAGAGCGGTAGACAAAAATATTGTACTTTATTCTGAAAATGGTATGTCAATGGATTTCTTAAGATTATTTCCAAAGCAAGAATTTGAAAGTAAACCATGGACAGAAGATATAACTCTTTATTTTGGTTTCCACAAAGAGCCCGTTCTTAGAAGTGATAGAGACGCTATAAAAATTGAGGAAGCAGGCAAATAATAAAATATGGAAACATGTTACCTGACACCAGAGAACAATTAGATCAAATAACAGATAGACTTATTCAAATAGTTGGCGACCCGACCAGTCCTTTAAAACATACGGAAATTGATGCTATGGCGCGTAATGCTTTGGGCGCATTGATTGAAATAGATCAGGAAGATGATGAATTTATCCTTGAGGTTTGCAAAGAAATACGTGCAAAACTTGATGAATTTGCCACAAGAGAAACTTGGCCGCCTGATAGTGGCTCACGGATTAAACAGTCGCTTGCGAGTGGAGAATATAAAAAATAAAATCTATACATCTTAACCAAATTCACCATGAAATTTTATCGACACGGAGATGTTAATTTACATCCTGCAAAAGAAATAAAAGGCAAAGCCATACCACATGATGGTAATTATATTCTAGCTCATGGCGAAGCAACGGGCAGCGTCCATAATATTGCCGTTAAGGATGCGAAAGATATGGTTATTTACGAAACTGAAAACGGCGAAAGATACATAAAGCTTCTCAAGGAAGCTTTACTTACACATACAACTGATCATTTGCCGCTCACAATTCAACCTGGAATTTACCATCAAGTACAGGAAAGAGAACTGGACTGGTTCAGCGAAGGAGTGGAGAGGAGCGTTATTGATTAACTTTTTTTATGTTAAAACAGATCACCAAATTAACGGAAGATCAAAAAGCCAGATTTCCCGAATGGATTGAAAAATGGGTTAAAATAGGCTTACAGACTGGCGAAACCGATTGGGACACTTTTGACAAGTATATGCCTATTTGTTATAAAAAAGCCGGTTTAAAATATCCTAAAAATATTGTCCGCGTATCATCACCGTTGGTTGGCGGGTTGTCGGCAGCGATAGCTAATAAAATATTACAGCAGAAGCGCGGTGGAGACGCGAAACGAATAAACGCTGTTAGTGTCGCTGTTCGTGACGCTGTTGATGACGCTATTGGTGTCGCTGTTAGTGTCGCTGTTCGTGACGCTGTTGATGACGCTATTGGTGACGCTGTTGATGGCGCTGTTAGTGTCGCTGTTCGTGACGCTATTGGTGACGCTGTTGATGACGCTGTTAGTGTCGCTGTTAGTGTCGCTGTTCGTGGCGCTGTTGATGACGCTGTTCGTGACGCTGTTGATGGCGCTGTTAGTGTCGCTGTTCGTGACGCTATTGGTGACGCTGTTGATGGCGCTGTTGATGGCGCTGTTCGTGTCGCTGTTGGTGACGCTGTTCGTGACGCTATTGGTGTCGCTGTTGGTATAGGAAAATTAAATTGGCATTACTGGCTGGGCGGCCAGTTTTGGGTAGGAGGCTGGTGGGGGTCTTCTTCTTATGTTTCTTTCTTTACTGACATTTGCGGCCTGAAACTTGAAAAAGACATTATGGAAAGAGCAGAAGCATATAGAAAAGTTTGCGAATCAGTAAGTCATATCTGGCCAAACAGTCATTTCGTTATGGTTTGCGCACGGCCTACTGCGATTCACCGTAATTCAAGGGGAAGGCTGCATAATGAACACGGGAAAGCTATAATTTATCTAGATGGCTGGGGCCTATACATGTTAAATGGTGTACGTTTTCCTGAAAAACTTTATAAACAGGTCATTTCACGAAATATGGAAATGAGCGACATTCTTAAGATTGCCGATATAGACCAAAGGGTACAGGCAATGAAATTCGCCAAATCGGGTTTGCGCGAGTTTTATAAATCTGAAGGCGGCAAACTGGCAGATCATTATGTTAAACTTGATGCGAAAGGTCGCCCTGTAAATTATGAGCTTTGGGACATTCCAGCGGGCAAAACATTCAATAGGAATGTAAAATTTGCCATTTATGACTGCCCTTCAGCTTTAGAACGGAAAGAAAAAAAGGAATACTCAAAAGGCGTACCCGTGGAATGTAAAACTGTGGCGGAAGCTATCGCGTGGGGCATGTCAAACGATCATTATCAGTTATCACTTGGGCAATGGAAAAAACTTGTGCCTCTCCATGATGAATCTTAACCTATACATGAAAGATAAAATCTATACATCTTAATCACTCAAAACATGAAAAAACATTATACTTTAATACCGATTGCCAAAGACGGCTTTCCCGTTGAGCAATTTGGCTTAAAACGCACTTTTACAAATTTTATGCGCCGCTTATTACACACGCATCATTACGAATGTAGAGAGTGTTGGTATAACAAACAGAGTATAAAACAAGGTGTTGCAAAAAGTTCAGAAGTTCAGACACCTAATCAATAAAGTTTAGATGAAAAATAACTCACAATCAGGCGACACTTCTTTGAAGGCCCATGCAGTCAAAAAGTCTTCAAAGGGGATTTCGAGGCCCTGTTGTCAATGTGGCAAAGAATTATGGTCGATACTTGCTATTTACAACTATTGTTTTTACGCCTGCCGGAATGAAAGTTGCCCCAACTATAGTTTACTTCAATTCCCCTATGAAAGTTAAAAAACCAACACTTAAACAATTGAGAGATAAACTCTGGAAACTTGTCAGTTTATATGTGCGGACAAAAGAGACGAACTGTTATACCTGTTTAAAGTATCTTGAATTGAAGCAACGTTCTGCCGGACATTTCTGGACGAAAAAAGGACATCCGTATGTACGGTTTGACCTTATGAACGTTCATACGCAATGTCTTACATGTAATTCATTCCAAAGCGGCAACCTTGCGAACTATGTCACACGTCTCATAAAAGATTATGGGCTTCCGGCATATAATGAATTAACATTAAGAGCCAAGTCAGGCCAACGATTCAGACGTGATGAATTGGAGGCAAAAATCAACATATTTCAATTAAAATGAAATGAAATCTAAAAAAGAAACTCGCGAAAAGCCAAAATGTCCAACCTGCGGCAATGGTGGCGCAACAGAGCCTATCTCAGGTAAAAAAGAGGATGTAGGATATTGTTATGAACACTTCCCATCTGAATGGAAACCTATAACGAGTCACGTTAAAATAGAAGTCGTAGGCAAAGGTTATTTTCTCACAATTAAAGATGCTTGCTTCCCAACTTTGAGCCATGAATGGGCCGTAACAAAAGAAGAATTGCTAGAATTGCAAAGTTTACTTAACGATATGTTCTAGGCAGATTTATCATCATTTATTTTTAGCAACTCATCTATAATCACTTTTCATGACTGTTTATGAAATACTATGGTAGAAAAAACCCTTATACTGAAATCGGCATCAGGCGCATACCATGCCAACGCTGTAAAGCCCCATCTGTATTTCAATGGCAAGTATGTGCTAATGGGCGGTATTATCTAGGAGTGTGCAATAAATGTGACATAGAATTAAATATTGTAGTTTTAAAATTCTTTAAATTACCTGTAAATAAGCTTATGAATTATTACTTAACCAATCAAATATGATGGAAGAATTTTGGGATTATCTGGAAGAGCAGCTTAAATTTTATCAAAAATAATCTATGAAAAAACTATCTACAACCTATAACCTCTCTACTTATACTTTGTTAACTGTAAACGAAGAGGTAAAAGACCACATGTCGATTCATGATTACGGTGAACCGTGTTCGGGAATTTTAAAACACTGGGGCAGCAAGTCAGAACTCATTAAAGAGTTAAAAGAAATAATAATGCTTCTGGAAGAGTTTTAAGTAGGGTTCTTGTGCGCCTCAATAATCTCATCTACAATAGCATCCGCCTCTTTCTGGCCCGCAGTTTCAATAAACTCGGCGCGGGCGGCAATAAATTCTGGTGAGAACACGACTTCCACAAGACTTTTATACTTCTGGATAAGGTGAGTAATTTTAATTCTGTAACGGAACTCTTGGAGATTTTTGCGCAAATCTCCTGTGTTGACATGCTCTAAAGCTGGCGTTTCCTCAATTTTAGGACCTTTTTTCATGATGTTTAAAAAAAATCTGCTTTCGGAACGCTTCTTGGTACTCCATCGGACTTCTTTTGAAGGAAATCTTACTTAGTAATGATAGCGGGACTTTAAGCAGATTGTATAGCCTGCTTGACCTAAGCTCCCCAAAATTAAGTTTGCCGAGAGAGGTATTTATTGCAGGTATTTTGTGGATGGACTCAAGAATACTGTTCTCTCAGTCACTATCCATCTCAACTATGGTCTTTATTTTGTAGACTGGCAACTATTTTTTACTTCCCTCGTTAAACCACTTGGAAGCGGCATTAGCGCCGAGATAGCCTAAAGTCAACCATTTGACCAAATCCAGCCATTGCTCCGCTGTAATCGCATGTAACACAACGAAGATGCTTAATGCGATCAAAAGTAGAACTGTAAGAATAAATTTACGCCCGCCAAGATTATTCAACATATATTTTAAGTTAAAGAATATTACTTCTTGCGTAATTTTGACAACGTGAGCGCTAAACGCGCGCGTTTGCCTGTGACTCCACCTTTAGCGGCGGCCTTCCTGATCTTGCCGACTGCTATTTTACCGGTCTTTTTAGAAACTCCCAGAGTTTTACGGAGTGCGCCTTTTTTCTTTATTGCGCCGGCTATCCAATAGTTTTTTGCCATGTATAAATAGGTTATGAAATAATGACTTTCTTTTCTGCTTAACCTGCGTTGCAACTTCTTTCTCTTTTGGTTTGAAAATCACAAAACGTTTTAAATTATGGAATGCTGACAATCTCCGTAAAGTTTTAAGCTTTCTTTTACTGTGAGTCTTTTTTATCAACTTACGGTAAGGATTCATTTATTTAAAACATTAAATAAAATTTGAGCCATTTCAGCTCTTGTTATAGCCTTATCAGGCTGGAATAATCTTTCTTTCGGATCATCTGATGTTCCATAGCCAATCATGTATTTTTTACTTAAACACCACTTTATGGCTTCTGCCATCGGTGAACTTTCTGAAACATCCTGATAAATCATAATAAGATCTTTTTTATCATATAAAATATACTTGGAAAACAATTTATCAAACTCATCATACTTTACCTCAAATGTGCCGTCTTTTGCTTTGCCCCATTTCGGGCCATAACTGTTCTTGGCAATGAATGCCTGCAAACCATCGTGATAACCAACGAGAGCAAAACAATGCGTATTTGCGCCGGTGTAGATCGGGAAACCTTTTGCCAGCCACTTTTTACAATCCTCGATAGTGTTTTTAACCGTTGCATAGCCGTCTATTCTGAATTTGTCTACTTTTATATCCGGTGATTTATTGTTTAAGCCGTACTTCAAAAGCGTCTGAAGAGCATTTTGCAATGAGTCACCTTCATGCTCCATACGCTCAGGATTGCCGCGTTCGTATTTCTGGTTTATCCATTGCTCCTCTGGATCAGCGAGCGCCTGCATGTTGAATTCCAAAGCATTTAAAATCTCCTCGCAGTGCGTAATGGCATAAGATGTGCAGTGATATGTTTTGGCTTGATTATGGCTTGGCACAACATTGAGATTAACTGCATTCGGAAGTTCAACAATTGGCTCACCAAATAGGTGCGAGGCCGCATAATCGCGCTCATCCGGCATATCTTGCGCTCCTTGGAACTTTTCTATCTCATTTAAGCTCATTTTGGAAAGGTTAAGAATACTACATTATTTGCCCTTTACATTTTTGTAGAAGTAGGTTATAATTACTGTGTATTGCTTAACCTTGTCTCTATGATTGGTCTCATCCTTATATTTTTCCTGATTTATATCTTTATACCCAGTTTCTTCATGCCATTCCTGATTATAATGGTAGTGGCAACGGGAATAAATTGGATATTACAAGAAAATAGATATTTCTAATTATCTTTCTTGCTGCTGACTAGCTATCGCCCCTCCCACTGCTGGCAATTTAGGCAGCCTTGCGCCAATCGCACGTTCTCTTAATCTTGCCGCTTCTCTGCCAAGCCGCGTGATCGCCCTTATTCTACCAGGCAAAAGTTTTTCGAGTGTTGCAGCACGAGGTATAAATTGAGTTATTCTACCGCTTAAAAGAGGTATTTTATTGGCAATCTTCTGGATAATACCAGGTGTAACAGCTTTTTTAAATTTAGCGGCTTGGTCTGCGAGCATTGGAATAGTTTCTGCAAGACCTCCATAAACCTTATTTAGTTGGCCCACTTCTTTACCTCCTATCCTTTCAATCTCTTTTGCCAAACCATCTCTTATCAATTCCTTAGCCCTTACCGCGGCTTCTTCAAAAGCAGTTAAAGCTCCTTTAGATTCTCTTAAATATTCAGGGGCCAATTCTTCATGCAAAGCCATTTTATTCGCTTGTGCTTTATCCAAGTCATAACCTTTTGATTTATTCCAATCTTTCATTTCATTATCAAAAACTTTCTGCATAGCCTCTGCCTTAGGCGCTGTATGTGCCGACTTTTTCAGTTTAACAATTTCTGCCTTAAGATCGTCAAGATAACTTAATCTCAGCGGCTCTTTAGCTACTGGTTGCAATTTTTCGCTTAATGTATTCCAAGTATGTTGTCTAGATGTTTTAAAATTGTTCATAAATTCATCAAAGTTTTTTGCGCCTTTAATAGCCTTTAAGCCTTCTCTCACTGCTGGTAAGGTATATCCTTTTTCTATGGCAGTACTCAACTGCCTACTTGGCGGCTGTAATATTTCAGTCATAAATTTCTGCGCCTTTGTTTCAGCTTTAACAGCTTTGGTTATTAACCCACCCTTTTTTGGCCCTTTTAATGTGGCTAATGAAATACCTGCCATTGCAGGTTCAAGGACATTTCTTCTAAAATCCTCACTTTCAGTGTCAATCTTAGGATTTAAACCTTTTGCTATTTTTTTTGTTATCCATTCAATACCCTGTGCAGGTAATGCCGCTACCTGTTGTAATTCTTTTGGCCCAGCCTGGATAGCCCCTGTAACTGGAGCCATAGCTGTACTAAAACCTCCTAATACTGCCTTTGAGATACCTCTAGGAATTTGGCCTGATATTTCTTCAGCTTCAGCTTCATGAAATCCCTTTTCAGGACTCCAAATTGCAGCAGTTGGTTTTTGTCCTAAAAGTGCTTTTGCACCCATTTGGATTGGCGCTTGCACACCACTGATAAATTCTCCTACCCCACTGGCAGCCTGTTTCAATCCTTGTCCGGCAGCTTCTGCCGCAAGCCATGTAGGCCCTTTTACTTGATTTAAAAGTTGTTCTTTTTGTTCAACCGTAGCGCCGGAAGGTGGCGTTAAACCTCTTTTATTTAACTCTTGCGTAATTGCAGATTCTCTCTGAACGTCAGCTTGCCTTTGTGCCTCTCTTTGCGCAGACGCAGCTTTAGCCTGTGTAGCCTGTTCAGGTGTCATTTTAGGCAATCTTGTTAAGCCTTTTAAAAGCATTGGGGCAGCTTTCGTTGCAAGACCTGTTAAAGTTTGCGGTAGTTTAGAAGGCGTAAGTGCGCCTAATAATCCACTGGCAAGATTACCTACCATTTTAGCGCCTGCACCATTTGACGGTGCCTGTTCTGCCTTTGCCCGCTTTACAAATTCATTCATATCTTCACTTGAAGCACCGGCAGCACCGAGCGCGAGACCTTTTTGCCTGATTTGTTGATCGGTATAAGCCATAATTATAATCCATATTTAGCTAAAATATCATTGGCAGCGCCTGTTGGTTGCACAGTGCTTGGCTGCGCGCCACCCCCTGTGAATGCTTGTAATAATGCTTGTAATCCTGTTGGCTCTCCCGCGGTGGCTTCTTCTGGAAATAAAGCTGGCCCAGCTGCTCTTTCAAGTCCCTTAATGGTGGTAAGTCTATTTTGTTTTTTCTGCCTTAATACTTCCTTACCGTCGCCTGGTTGTGGAAAATATTGTTTTGCCGCAGAATCAAATTCACTTGGAGCAATGGCTGCTCCAGATTCACGTCGAAGTATTGAATTAATAAAATTACGTTCAGCTTGTTCTTGTTGCTGCATTTCACTTGATTTTAAAACATTGGGAACACTTCTTTGGTATTGAAATGCTGTGAAGTCCTGCCCTTCAATCTTATCCGCCAATTGATCGAAAATCTGGTTTGCTTCCTTAGTTCTTTGTGCAAAAATAGCTGTGGTTTTTTCTGCTTCAGTAGGAGGTTTCTGAGGTTTCTCAGGTTTAACTCCTTTAGTTACCTGTTTAGCTGCCTGTTCTTTTGTTATGGTTTGCTCAGGCTCAGGTGGCATTGAACCAGATGCTAAAACATTTTTAGCAAAAGTCTGAGCTTTGCTTGGATCATCCGGATAACGCTTTAGGCCTTCAGCATAAGCTTGGCTATAAGTTAAGCTTGGTCTTGTCGACTGTTGCGCTAAAATAGGATTGTTTTTTGATTTTAATTGATTTTGTATGCCTGGCTTAAATGAGCCAGAAGCAAAACCGCCTCCCTGTTTAACTACATCGCTCAACTTATAAGTTCCGGTTGTGATTTTTCCTAAAGATTCGCAGTTTTTACCGCCTTGGCGTTGACATTTATTGATGGCTCCATCTTTATTTGACTCAACAACGGAAATAGTACCGCTAGCAGCATCATAATCTGTAACCACTGCGACGTGGCCATAATCCCGATCAGTTTTAACGCCCAGCGGAATTAAAAGTTTATCACCAGGCTTAGGATTATCTCTTTTATCTATGTGCGATCTTTTTTCACCCCACGTATTGCCTACCTGCGTAGCTGTTGAAAGACTGGAAGCGAAAATTCCACACCAACCGCCAACTCCGCCAACGTTAAAAATCTTTTTAAAATCATCATTGTTAAGCATGGAAGTACCTACTGACGTATTGCCAGCAGGTGTATTCTTAAAATAACTCTGCGCAACGCCGCTTGAGCCAGGACTTACCGCCTGACCTGTGCTTGGATCAAAGATCGTTGTCTCTCCTGTAATAGGATTGAAATTCAGCGTGAACTTTGTACTTGCACCCAAACCTTCCAGCGTCTCCTGATGTTTAATTTCACCGGTGGTTTTATCCATTGCGACAAAAGTCACGTTACCGGCGTTATCCGTGATCTGGCTGATCTGTAAATTCTCAGCTTTGGCCTGCTTCTTTAAGTTGTCAAGATTGACTAAAGAGAGTCCAACAGGATAACCAGAACGTTTCTCGAGCATTTGCAACTGTTTCTGCTGCGCAGGCGTCATCTCCTGCTCAGATAAAGCGAAGGTATTGATTATGTCCTTTATGGTATTCTTGGCGTCCTCTTTTTCCTGCGCACGAGCCTGATGTACCTGTGCTGCTGCCGTCTGTGAGATGTTGTAACGCGTCTCAAACGAGTCCTGATTGATCTTGGCCACATTGCGTTTGTAATTTCCTTGCGCATCCCTTATGGCAGACTGCTTTTCGACCTCGCTCATTTCACGGTCATCCTGAATCTTTGTAACATACTCAAGATATTTATCGTAGTTATCCTGTATGGCATTCTGTTTATTGGTTTCAATTTTATTAAGGTCTTGCTTATAACCTCTTGTTAAATCATCTATCTTAATGGTTACTTCTCTATCACTTGCTTCTTTCTCAAAAACTACACTATTAAGCACGCGGTCATTCTGAAGCGTCAAAGACTGCATTTCCTTATTCTTGGCAAGACTTCCATAACCGCCCATGGCGGCTAAAGTAGACTCCATTTCAAGAGTCCTTTTTGTGTTGCTTAACTGCTGCTCAACGATCTGATCTTCGTAAGCTTTCTTGGTACGGTCACGCTGTAAATCGTATTCCTGTTTGGAGGTCTGCCAAGCATTCTCGGCATCTTTACGCTGCACATCCGCGCCAGCCTGAAGTGCTTTATTGCGTGCGTCAAGTGTTGTCGCCTGTAACGCCTCAAGTCTATCGAGATTAGCCTGCTCCGCGCTATAACGTTCCTTGGAACTCTGAACCATCGCATCACGATAATCGGACTCGGCAGTTAAATTAGCTCCTTTTAAAGCGTTAAGTTCGTTTAAGTCGTCTTCTGATTGTTTTTTGATTTGGTCAGCTTCGGATGTTGCGTCTACTTCGGTAATGACAGGTGGAGCGGTCGCCGTAGGTTGTGCGGGTTGTACCGGTGGTTTTACTGCCGGCGGTGGTTTAGCCGGTGCCTGTGTTTCACCTGGTGGGGCCGCTATATTTATCCATGGTGCAGCAGCAGGATTTGGCTCCTGCTGCATCGGTGGTGGGGGCGGCTTCTGCCTTGCCAAATATTTCTGATAACCTTCTTCAGTAGCGAAAGCGCTGCGTGGACTCTTAACCTGCGGCTTAGGCAAAGCAGCCTTAACAGGTGCAATTGCAGGCTTAATGGCAGGCTTAACCAAACTAGGCATTGGCCGCACTTGCTGCAAGGCCGCGCGTGGCCTTTGTGGTGGCGCAACCCGTCTTGCAGGCATTGGTGTTCTTAATGGTCTTGTAATAGGCATATTTAAACTTGAGATTTTACTTCATAATCAACGAACACTTCGACAAATCCCGCATTACCCGTACTGATGAAATTAGCGCCTGTTGGATAACCATTAAATATATGATAACCATTTTCCAGACGCACCGCGTGAAGGAAATTTTGAGATGTTGCCTGTAAGGCTAGAGGAAAAGGCCCTGTCAGATTAGCAAAACGTCCAATTGGTTCAGCGCCGGCGCCAGTTACAAGTCCAAGATAATTAGATGAATTGAATCCGCTGCCTTTTGATAAAGAACTCACTTGAAAAAATGACTGTCCAGCGGCTGGCGCGCCGGTATAATCTCCGCGAATAGAGCCGAAGTGCAAATATGAAATATCAGCAGTACCATCATTACTGCATGTAACATTTATATTTAATTCAGATGGACAGAAATTAGTCGTTAATGTTGCAATTCCGTTTGATGCAGTAGGATGCAAGCTATAAGCAGAATAATCAACTTTACTGCGCTTCCACTCAGGATCGAACATCATTTCTGTAGCTGAAAGTACGTGGCCAATGACACGACTCCAAGGATTTGTCGGTGTTAAGCCATAAGTGCCGCTCACGCCAGTATATGCCTTTACGGCGTAACCAACTGGAGACGTTGACGTAACCGTTAATGTCGTGTTGCCAGCCGTATTGGAACCAGCCCACGTTTGAGTTCCTGAATCGAGTCTCTTCGGTGCCGTAGCGTCAGACTGTATTTCATAATAGTTTACACCATCAACGTTTGCAGAAGTATAACATACTAAATACACGCTAGCCCCAGCGGGGACTTTAACGTTACCACCAAAACTGAAAGCCAGAGCGGCGAACGTGCCACTGAATAATAATTCTGAAATTGTAGCGGTTGCAACAATCGCCCCGCGTGGAACATCATTTGTTTCATCCCAGTAAACAGCGGGGCTATTTATTTGATCACCATTATCGGTTTGCTGCAAAACCAGAGCGATTTTAAAATCAGCCGTCGGCCCACCCTGCTCACGCGCTGAAATAGTGCCACCAGTAATAATTGCCTCGGCTCCAGAACTGTTATCAATTCTAATTGCCTGTATACGATTGCCCGCGGCATTACCGACGGCATAAGCCGTGCCAACCAAGGCGGATGAAAATGTCGGGTTAATATTGCTAAATGTTAAACCTCCAACGCGGCCTTTTAGCAGAACACGTTTATTAGTATCTCCATTGATACCCGCGTCTACGGCAATGCCAAGCCGATGATACCAAGTCGAAGCTGTTGATGTAACGCGCTTCCATTTCATGTCGGCGGGATCTTGATAGAGTAAATCTTTTGCAGCGTTTGTGTCACCATAAGTAACACGATCATAAAGGCCCGTACGAAGACCTCCGTCGACTTCAAAATCAGCGTTCGTTGCTACGAGCTGATTGGCGATACCGCTGTAAGCCTGTACTGCGTCAGTAGATAGACTCATTTGTTCATTCGCTCCAGGATTAAGCGTTGCCTTGGCCAAATGCGTGCTGACGACTAGTTTATTATTTAAAACATCCGGTGTCGTATCGGCTCCTGTTACCTTAACCTTCGTGTCGACCGTTCCGGTAAAAGTGTCGTCAACATATTTCTTATTCGCTATACCGGCCGCTGCAACTGGAGCTGCGTTTGTCTTCATTTCCGCGGCATCTTCTACAATCACTTTACCGGCCCCCTTGGCCTGTAATTCAAGGTTAATGTCCGCGTCATCGCCTGCAGTTGTAACGATAACATTTGTGCCAGCGGCTGCATTTTGGACTTTTAGCTGATTTACAGCCGCGCCTGTGGCAGGTGTATCTATCGTCTCATTGCCGCTAACATCTTTTAGCCCTGGTACCTTAGGGGCGTTAGTAAAACTGTTTCCGGCAGAAGTAAAAGAGATAATTCCGCTCACCGTATCATCCTCATCCTTGCGTAAAAGATTTGTATCGTAATTGTGATGAGTCGTCATTTCCAGACTCTCATTGGCGTTGTGAACCTTCTTATTGGCCAGAACCGTCGTTGGTGTTAAAGCTGTCTGTGATAGGCCGCGTAATGAGATAGTTACGACATTACCGGCAACTCCGGTATAAAAAACATCTTCAGTATTCGACTGCTGACGTCCAATAGTGAGGATTCCCTGTGTCCGTGTTGGTGGCGTCGTTCCCGCCGTTAAACTGAGGGCCGAATCGCTTATACCTGTAGCTAAAGTGTCTGAATATCTTGTTTGAGGATATTGCATAGAGTTAAATTATTGATCAGAGCGTTTATAATTCTCGTTATCATCTATTATTTTAAGTTCCATCTGTTCAGCTATCACTTTACCTCCGTTAATCTCCGCTTTTAAGCCCAGTGCGTACATATTTGATCTTCTATCAACGGAAATAAGTCTTTCAGTTCTGTACATTCGAATATCGTCGGCACTATCAGTCGGCACGCCGCCCCACGGTGAGTCGCCAACTTTGCTTGAACCCCAGTTTCCATCGTCTACAAACGCCGCTATAGCAACGCCTCTGGCAAATGGTGATGGAATAGTATATGAAGAAAATGAATCATAACTGCCTCGATAAAGTCTGACTGTTATAGGCTGGTAATAGCTTTGCTGACCCCTGAAATAGATATAACGCGCTCTTTTATTTGTGTCGGGCCTGCTATCGTCCATAAATGGCGTATCAGCTCCGAAAGGAAAGGCTGCGCTGTTCGCTGTGTAGCCGGTTTCATCCTGAAAAGATTGACCTGTTGAATCTTCACCGTAAACAAGGTTTCCTTGCCAGATAGCGTTCACATTGACCGCCTGTCCGCGGTCTATCGAAAACCCGCCGGTATTGTAGTCAAAAATTATTGTTATGTTATTAGTAGGTGACATTTTGGATTTAAGATGAAGTTTAACCACACGCTTATTATAGCTCATTACCGGATTATCCTGCACTGGTTCGAGTAAGTTCATCGTTCTCTTGATAATTTCAGTTAAATCTTTTGTGCGCGGGTCAGTTCCTAAATTTCTCTCCGTTCCAAGTGAGCGTATTTCAAGTTTGTTGTTCATAAACCAAACATCGTTTTCTACCACTATCGTTGACTTTTGATTTATCGCGCCGCCTGTTCTGGAAAGTTCACGAAACTGCGTATTGCCAGCGAGAAAACTTGATACGTCGTTGAAATATATCGAGTCTTCTTTCCAAATAAAAAGCTCATTATTAAGCACCCTAATGGCAACACATTTGCCTCCTTTACCTACTAGTTCAATGATCGCTCCCATCGTTGTGTCCCAAATTTCAACATTTAAAGGAGCGGAAGCAAGAGCGGCCTTGGAGGCTATAACAGCATTAGGTGCCGTCGGGCTGCCTAAAACCCACAAGCGTTCAACCCACGATTCAATTGCTGAACCGCGCGGGCTAGCTGCGATAACCGAGAAAGTGTTATTGCTTATCTTGGCTACACCGTCGGCAACCGCCGTCATCGGATTAACGACGTAAAGAATGTTGTTGTAAACAATTCCATCGGTGTAGGCATCAGCAACGCTTGGCCAAACCGTTGGAATGGTATCCCAGACTAACGTGCCTTCATTAAATCTGCGGAATATCTTGTTATAGAAACCGATAAGCCTTTTATCGGTCGTGGAACCGTCGAAGTAAGGATACTCGTAAATACCCTGAAATGCTGTGCCTCCGGCTAAAGTATCACCTAACTTCTGATAACCCTTTTTTGAACTTACAACTTTATTGGCAAAGCGTGCATTCTCTACTGAAAAGAATTTATCTTGTGGGACTGAATTATTTTCTTCATAATTTTCTAGCCCTGTATAAAATTTCAAATTGTGAAGCCTTAAATTTTTTTGCATAATTGTTCAATAGGAGACTGTATATGTTGCCATGATTCGCCTCTGTCAATTTTATTTAAAATATTATAGCCTAAACCGAACGCTCTAGATAAAGTTATTTTCTTTATTCCCAGTGCTAGAAAATTTTTAAGACTTACTGCCAATGATTCTGTAATCTTAGCATTATTATTATTTTCTCCAATAGGTGGTCTACCATAAGAATAACAATCTCTAGCATTGTCTTTAGCTGTGCCCCATGCTAAATTATTCAAATTATTATTTTGCGGATTACCATCTAAATGTCTAACATGTAAATTACATATTACAGTAGGTTTAAATGTAATCATTAGCAATCTATGAGCAGATGTTGTTAACTGTTTTTTATTTTTATGTAAATTAAAAATTATATATCCCCCCTTACTAATACGTGATTTGAGCAATCTCCCCTGCTTGCGCACATAATCCCCTGGGCCATATACAATATATGACCAAACATTGCCTTTTTCATCTATTTTATAACCAGGCAACCCTGGTATGATTTTTCTCATATTATCTATATAAAGTAAATGGACTCATAGCAACCGGTCTACGCTTGTTGTTTATGTCTTTGACTCTGTTATTCTTGAAAGCTATATATTGCGAAAGCGCTTTATTGTACTCTTTATCCCACCAATCCCAGCTCGTTCTGAAAGCATCACTAGCTGCTATTTTCATCGCGGCACCGTAAACGAGTATCGGAATACGCCAACTGTTAGGAATTAAAGATGGCTTGTCGGTAGTCATCGAAAGCGGCGTTACTTTTTGCGTATAGATCATCAAAACCTTAGGCAGCACTGTTGTACCGCCTGTCGTTGATTGTCGTGAAAAGATTATGTGTCCTTTATAAACAGCATAGGAATTAGGATAAAACCTTGTCGCCGTGATGAGATTTTCGTAACTTATGTATTGCTGAGGTATACCATTTACGTCCAAATATTGAATCTGCTCGGCTTCAATGTCTGAAGCGATGGAACTGAGCGGATACATCTGCCTCACCACTTCACCGGAAAGATGATTGATGTCAATGTTCGTGACACCTGTTAATGTGTTCGTAATAATAGTATTGCCGGTATAATCGGCAATTTCGCTCTCCAATAAGACCTTTCCTGCGGTGCGGAACGTAGTTGAATCGCTAAGAGGCAAAGTAACCGCCCCCGCCAGAACATCACTCACCAGCGTCGTATCATTGGCCAGATTAAAAGAAATGTCCTTTTCACGCGCAGACTGTTTCATCCGCTGATCGTTAAATGCTTCAGCGTATACGGTGTTAATCATATCTTTGACCAGTTCTACCGGCACGGCTTCACTGCCTGTCGCCTCTGGCTCTCTTAGTTCTCTAAGAGTGAGATTTTGCAGATTAACGAAGTCTATGTCTGAACTGTAATAGGCTGTTGCCATATTTAATTTTTATGCTTAAGATGACTAGAAATGAGTGAAGTTGCCACTGTGTTTGCTTCAACGTTTTTGCATAACGCCTGCAAAGTGATAGTATTCTGATTAGTTGATTGAGTGTTTTCTGTTATGGCTTTACGCATTTCTTTAAGTAAATCCATTTGCTTGAAAATCACGACGATAAGAGCCACTAACGCGCCCGCGCCTAGACTCAAGTTGCCAAATTCTTTAATAAGTTCCGTCATATTTTCCTTATGGCTAATTGAGTATTTACATTCGCGCCAAGCGTTGCCGCATCGGTTGCTATTTTAATTCCCACTGTATCACCGGCCGCTAAAGTCACAGGGTTCACCAAGGTTGAACCTGTAGCGGCATTTGTGATGGCAAGTGTCATCGTTGTGTCTACTGCGTTTTTAACCACCGTGAAAGTATCGGTGTGCGCCGCTCCATTACCTGTACCCATGGAAACTTCAAGTTTATCGATCATCTCATCCTGCTGCGCTATATAAAGAGGATAATAAACTGACTGGCTTTGATCGTTGGTCATAAAAACCGTCACACCTAATGGCAAAACGCCGGTATGTGTACCTCGGACCGGATTGGTATATCTAAAGTCTGAACCATATTTATTGGCTGTGGCGAATTCAAAGCCACTTAATGTTGCTCCAGAAAAGGCGTTAATACCCTCGTCCATTGATCCTGGATCTATCCTGTAATTTGGTGAATAACCTGCATGAACCCACGTAAAAGAATTTGCTTCAGTATAATATGAATTTTCAGCGATTGTTGCCGTATGAGAGGCATTGGTAATATTAACCGTGCTTGTGCCACCGCCATTAAAGAATGCCTGACCATTATTTATGAGCCTTATTACATCGCTGTTCGCACTGCGTGTAATATCCATGATGTTAATTACTCCTGCGCCAGTTACAGCACATGATATTACGCTAAACTGCGAAGCCTGAAAACAAACAAAAGCTTTAGTGGCAGGATCAGCAGTAAATGTTGATGTACTCCCAGCTGGAGGCAAATAATTAATAAGTGAATTGATACCGGCACTTAGACAAATACTGATAAAACCTGTAATTGTAAGATTTTTTCTAATGTTTATTAATGAACATTCTAACGCAGTAAAGCCATTAGAAGTTACTGCATAGGTGCCACCTGTAGCGACATTTTCAACTTCTACATGCGCTGCATTTCGTGCAAAAACAGCAAAGCCAGCCGCTGAAACATTCAAGGCACGAATATAAAGAACAGAATGATCGACATGAATAGCTGCTGAAGAAGTTGCTGAATTAGACCTAATATCCAAGCCATCAAGAATATAAACAGTGCTAGTATTTATTTGTTTAAAAGTCCCTAAAGTCGTATTGTCACCAATAATTATTACATTTGAAGGTAAGGCTGTATTGCCAAGCAGGGTTACGACACTATTGCCACGCACAACATCACCCTTGCTGCCTATTAAATCTTTAGCAAGCAGATTCTCGTTGTAAGTTCCATCGGCGATGTTGATAATTACTTCACCGCCGTGGATCGTTGAACCTGCGACATTGATAGCCTTCTGGATCGTCAGGAATGGCGAGCCAACAGACTCACCGTTGTTAGCATCGCTGCCAGTGGTTGAAACGTAAAAGTTCTTAGTCACGCCAACGTCAATAACTCTCGAATACTTTTGAGACTTGAAGAACGGCGCGAATATGGGTGAATGGTCGATAACGGACATAATTAATAGTGTGAAATATTAGTCGCTGCGCCGCCTGCGCTTCTTGCTGGCCCGTGAAACTTCCAGCCTGTGTTGCCTCCGCCGTTTGTACTCTGTGCGCCTGCGTAAAAGACCGCACCGCCTGATGCCGTTGAGTTTGAGATTGAAAGGAAGTCACAAATAATAGGCCCCTTAGCGCAAGATAATGTCCATGTTCCCGCTCCACCTGTTCTTTGGAGAGTGACAAGGTTTCCTGAAGAGCCATAAACTCTGAATCTGGTAACGGTGGTGGTGACATTTGGAAATCGAATAGTATGTGCCGCCGTGCCATCATCACGAAATTCATTAAATGTATTTGTATCTTGTATAATATTTATTCCAGTACTTGCGCCCACATTGAACCACAAAATATTATAAGTGAATGAACCTCCTATAAATGTCTTATTTGAAGCTGTGGCGTCAGTGAATTTAATCGTAGCTGTATTTGCCGTAAAGGTAAGATTTGTGGCATTTAATTGCCAAACTTGAGTACCAGCACCTGTGCATGTCCATGTACCAGAACCCATCGTAAGCGTTCTCGTGTTGGTTGTTGTCGTTGAATCAAAACCGAACCCTGTAAAATTCTTATTATTTGCATCAAAAGTACCTGCATTTAATATACTGAGACCAGAAGTCCCAGCATTGAGATCATCCTGCAAGGTCAGAGTTCCAGTTGGAGCGGTCAAACTTATTGCGGCCGAAAATGTTTTTCCGTTACTTGTTAGCGTATATGGTGCTCTTCCGATAAAAGTCGTTCTATTTGAGTGAGTGAATGTGCCAACTCCCGTGAGATTTAATGAACCATAAATTGAAGAGGTTATACTCATTGTCACGCCTGGAGTATTTGTGACATTGGTAAAATCCATTGTTGTCGCACGTGGCATATCTTGTGTAACTACCCCTCCGCCTGGTGTGGAATTGGCATCGAAAGTAGCGGTATCTTGCATTAGCGGAACCGATGCGCCTGAGCCGCCTCCGCTTGTCGTTGACCATTTCGTTGTTGAAGACCAACTGCCACCATTGCCTACCCAAAAGCGTGTTACTGGCGTTGTAAATGTAATTCCACTGTTACCGCCACCGTCACCAAGTGAAGTGCCTGTAAAAGGTGAAGCTGCGCCTGCCCCAGTTATGTCCATGAAATCAACATTTGTAAGTGATACCGCGGCCGCTGTTAATGTTCTAGTTGTAGCAAGAACATCCGATTGTACAAGAAGGCGATTAATTGCTAAATTACCCGTTAAAGTTAAAGTACCGGTAATCGTATTGTTACCGGAAAAGTTTATACCATCCGTTTTTACTGCCGTTCCTGTGCGTGTTAGATTAGCAAAAGTGCTTCCGGTTCCACCCATCACCGCTACTCCACTGCCGCTTAACACGACATTATTATATGTTAGCCCGCCTGCTTGAAAAGTAGGGTTAGCTCCGCTGCAGGTTATTGTTGATGTATTGGCGTTAAAAGTTAAATTCGTTGTTGTGGTCGTATTCCATGACGTGCCGCCGCCACTTAAATTTACGGCAGAAGCGCCAAGTGTGAGAGTGCGAACATTTGAATTGCTGGACGAAAGCGTTGCTGCCGTCACCGTCTTTCCATTCGTATCTAAAGCTCCATTCGTAACAGTGATCGTTCCCGTGCCAATATTAAAAGCGTCCTGTAACGTCCATCCACCACCCACACCATCAAAGGTAACATTGCTGGCCAATACCACTGCGTTCATCGTGATTGTTTTGCCTCCAGCCGTATCTTTAAAGGTTGTTACGCCGATATAAGTTCTCGTCATTCCGGTAAGGCACGTTAAATTGCCTGAAATAGCCATCGAGGAACTACCAGCCCATGTAATCGTTCCTGAAACAGCTGGAGCAGCAGAAAAGTTTAAATCCAAACATACCGCCGCGACATTAATCGTCACCGTGTAAGCCGTTGTATTTGAAAGTGCATCAAAGATGGCATTATCGGCGGCGGTTGGTAAATTGCCGGCACCAGGAACGCCGCCACTGCTAGTCGCCCAGTGATTTGTGTCATCATTCCAGTTGCCGGTACCAGCTACCCAAAACCTATTTGCCATTGTGTCAAGTTTATATTATGATTTACTTCTACGCAGCGGTATACGTCACCTTAATTGCGACTAACAAAGCTGTGGCCGCTAAAGTGTCACTACCATTCGCTGAATCTCTGTATGCTCTAAATTGAACCATCTGGCCTGCTGCCGGCGCACCTGCGAGTGTAATTGCCGCACTAGCCGCAGAAATGTGGATCTGATTTGCCGTTGCGGTATTTGCATCGGTGACCTCTTGAGCTGTGCCCATAGCCTGATCGATCGTTATATCGTCACCGTAAGCTCTGCCTTGCAAGCCCCACACGACTGAATTGGTCGAAACTGAATTAGCAGTCCATAAGAAAATAGCTGTCACGGTTCCGCCGTTATAGTTACTTGGCATTACCACCGTCCACTCAGCGAATAGCTTCGATGCCGAGTCGGCAAAGTCTAACGTCTGAATATTCACCTTGTTCGTTGCAAGCTCTTGTTTATTTGGCCCTGTAGCACCTGAAGTAATCGAACTCCAGCCGCCTGCGCCTGAAAGTACAATTTCCGTACTCCCTGCGGCTCCCGCTTCAGTGCTTAATAATTTGCCTGTAGAGGCGTCTAAATGTGCGAAACCTTTTATAGCAGTCATTATGCAGTATAGTAAGGATGTAAAAGAAAGTTTGTACCATCGTAAAACAGTTCACATAAACTGCCAACTGATGGCGAATAATCAGTGGCCGCGCCGCCACTTTCAACGAGAATTGTCGCAAATCCGCCGCCTGCCAGTTGGTTATGTTTAACAGTAAGATTAACAGCAAAAGATAGCATTATATGGCTTCCCGCCGTCCAACCTGCCGAAGCAATACGATTGATTTGCACGCCACCCGTGATCTTGAAAAAGTTTCCGGTGGTTAAAGTCATATCGTTAGCGGATGCAACATCTGTGCCTTTTGTTTCCAAGATGCGCCCCATGTCAGTCAGATCATTTTTGCCGAAGTATTTAAGTGGCATATTAAGTTTTCCTTATGGATAAAGTTGAAAGTACGTTTGCGCCAGCCGTCGCTGCGTCAGTTACCGCCTTAATGCCCACCGTGTCACCTGCTGCCAGAGTCACTGGATTGGTCGTTGTTGAACCTGTAGCAGCGTTGGTAATAGATAAAGTCATCGTCGTATCCACACCATTCTTTACCACCGTAAAGGTGTCGGTGTGGGCCGCCCCATTGCCAGTACCCATATCTATTTGTAATTTATCTATCCTCTCATCCTGCAAAGCGGTATAAAGCAGCGAATAAACTGACTGTAATTGATCGTTTGTAAAATATGCCGTTGTGCCAAGCGGCAAAGAGCCGGTGTGCGTACCGCGGACAGGATCAAGATACCTAAAATCGCTGCCATATTTTTGATTTGTGGAAATTTCTTTTAACGCATACGTTGCACTGGAAAAATTATTGAGTCCTAGATCAGCCGATCCTGGCTCAATCTCGACTTCCTGTGTTACGCCGACGTAAACCCACGTGAAAGTAGCAATTTCAAAATAAAATGAGTTTTGAGAAATCAAAGCTATACGTGATGCGTTGGTAACATTGACAGTACTCGTCCCGCTGCCACTAAAAACCATGAACCCGCCATTGAGAACTTGTATAACATGAGTTAGGCCAGCGCGCGTGATATCAGTGATATTCATCGTTCCAGCACCTGTTAATACCAAAGCTATTGAACCGCCAAATGTAGCTAGAAAACAAACAAATGCCTTTGTTGCAGGATCAGCAGTAAATGTTATTGTTGATCCTGCCGGAGGCTCATAATCAATGATTGAAGATTCTGAAGAAAAAAGACCACGATTTGTAAAGCCGGTGATGGTTAAAGCCTTTAAAACACGAATGATACAACTATTAACTGCTTCAAGCCCTACGTTCGTTACTGCATATGTTCCGCCTGCCGCGCTGTCATCAATCTGGACGTAAGCATTATTGAGAGCAAAAATTCCAAATCCGGCATTGGCAATATCGAGATTACTGATACTTATTCTTGCCTGATCAACCTTTATTGCTGCCGACTGAAGACTTCCATCACTCTTGAGTGTCATTCCGTCAAGCCAATAAGTAGTACTGCAATTAACCAATAAAAAAGTGCCTCTGGAAACAGCGCTTCCTTGAACAATAACATTTCCAGGAACGGCGGTATTTCCTAACAATCTTACGAGGCTATTCCCACGGCTTTGATCGTTGGCACTTCCAATTAAATCTCTACCTATCAGATTTTCGACATAAGTGCCGTCAGCAATATTGATGGTAACTTGCCCGCCCCAGATTGAAGAACCAGCAACATTTAAAGCTTTCTGGATGGTCAGGAATGGCGTGCCAATAGCTTCACCATTATTTGCATCACTTCCAGTCGTTGCTACATAAAAGTTTTTGGTTACTGCGCTGTCTTTAACGTGAACATACTTTTGTGAATTAAAGAATGGCGCAAAAACCGGTGAATGATCTATTACTGACATTAAGTTAATGTAAAGAATGACACGCCGTCAGCAGCCGTGCCGTTAATAAAGATCGTTGATGGGTCAGCATTCTCAAGCGCCACACCCCGCCCCTGCTCAAGTACTAACCCCGTCGCTGAAGTTACCGTTGATTTGCCTAAATAAATATCAGCGGCATTTCCTATATTAGCTTTAATGATAAGTATATCCTGCTGAGACGCTACTGCTGATAACGCAACCGCTGTCCCTGTTACTGCAATTAATTTCTGTCCTGAATCTGGCGCTAAGGCTGGCCCTGAACCGCCGGTTGAGACCGTTCCTGTAACCTGACTTCGCTTGGCCCAGTAAAAATAAGCGGTAGTGCCAGTCACGTCAGCGCTTGCTCGCTTGCCATAAATAGTGGCCGTTTCGTAATCAACCATAAACTGGCCATTGCTGAGGCCGGTAACATCACCGCCCTTACCATCACTATCCGCTACAAAAGAGACCTGCGTCGTTAATGCTACCGCTAAAAGGCCACCAAGAACTAAAGTAGAATTACCGAAGTATCCAGTTCGACCGTTATTGCCTAAAATTGGCGCAACAGATAATTGTATCGTCACCGATGCACCGATCGCTCCGGCTGGTACGGTAAAATCTGTTCCTGCATTAAAAGTTTCAGTTACGTATCTGCTGCCTACCTGTTCGAGCATAGGCAAAGAGAATTGCGGTTTAGCTGTACTTGTCGCTCCACGCTGAGGAAATACATCACGTTGTATATTCATAGAATTTAAGTTAAGTTTTTAATTTTATGTGCGACAAGCGGGCCGAGAAGTTTCCTGCGTTCATCCTGTGGAAGTTTACGGAGTTCATCCACTGTAAAGATATTGGCCACGTTTAATTTCTTGATTGAATTAGGCCCGAGTCCTTTTACTTCGCTAAGATTATTTGAAAGAGTGATAGAATTATCCTTACTCCCATCCACTGTTTCCATCTCAGCCTGAACGATGCCACTGCCTGATAAGGCTGCCAGCTTAGCTTGTTTTTCAGCCTGTATTTTGGCCTCCCATTCTGCTGCTTTTTCCGGCGTCATCTCATTGTAATTTTGTGACATCCAAATATCAGCTTCCTGCTGCGCTTCACTTTGGAATGTAAACTCACGAGGACGCAATTGTTTTTGGATTCTCTCGATTTCAGCTGCTTTTTCCGGCGTGACTTCATAAAGTATCGCTGCCAGATGTTCGACGTGGCCATTGTCGATAGCCTCTTCGATCAGTTGGCGCTCTGTTGGTACGAATAAGTCCCAGTTGACAGTGACGGCTGTTTGCATAGAATTAAAGTTATTGATCTAAAACCTTCTGCCTTGCCCTCTGAAAGGGCAAGAGCAGACTTTTCTAGAGACCCAAAGAGTGATAACAGTATCTCACTACAAAATTTTAGATTATATACGTGATTTGTACTCTTAGAACAGCCGTAGAAAGATTAGTTGGCCCAGCGCCACCATCATCTTTAATACTTGTCCTTAGAACTAACCGTTGACCTGATGTCACGGCTAAATTCTGATCGGTTATGAGAGCATTTAAAGAAAGCTCCGCGGCTAATTCGCCGCCAAAAGTATTAAGCACCGTACTGCCAAGATTCACTGCAGCGTCAGTATTTCTAAGGACAAATTCATAATGATTTGTCACGTCTGAACCTACTGTCACGACATCAGTGACAAGTTGCGCCGAAACTACCGTTATAGCCTGAGGGGCATTCATCAAGAGCCTATCAATATTAAGTTGATCTGCTCCTGTAGGTGCTGGCAGTGGCGATATCTCAATCATTGCCGTACACGTTCGTGCGGCAGTAGATTGTTTAAGTGGAGTAACGGCACTATTGGCGATCGTAAGAGCGCCGGTATCCGCCATCGTTGCATCACCACTCATAGCAACATCGGCAGCTTTACCTAAAGCATTACCGACAAGAATATGTGTATCAGCAAGCGAGATTTCACCTGCGCTGATCGCACCTATAAGGTTGAAGTTACTTGATGCCGTAGTGCCAATATTTTCATAGAGGCCCTGCGTACCATCAGCAGCATCTGTCTTTCTGAAGAGTGCGCTTTTAGCATAACCCGCCGTGCCGTTCGTCGGTACTACCGTGCCATGAGATTCGGTAATGTTATTACTCGAATCTACGGAGTCAACGATTGGCGTTTCTGCACCGACCGTTTTAGTAGCTCCTTTTTTGCGTATAATCGTGACCTCAGAAATGTCTGTTTGATCTGTTAAGGCCATATTTAATTTAGTTTAAAGAATAAGAGGGGGCTTTAGACCCCCTCAATTAACTTATGGTAGTGGATTTGCTCCTGTTGAACCGACAATCCATCTCCAGTCGATAGGATTTGGCCCAAACAGCGTTGAAGCAAGAATATTCTCGACTCCATCAATATCCTTCATTCTCTCGTGAATGCGAGGCTCCCATGCTTTAGCCATTACGACCATTTCTTTCATCTTATCAAGATCTACTACGAACCAGTAGTTTGCAAAAGCATCGGTCATGTGATGCAGTGGCATAACTTTGAACGATTTGCCAACGGCGGCCAAGATGGTTGGTGATACCTGACCATAGCCAAGGTTAGCGGTGTCTGGCCCGTATTCAGAGTTTTTGAGTCTGAAAGCGGTTTCCAAAAGTTGACGTGAGGCGATTAATGCCACATTGGTTGTTGGTGACACCAAAACACCGGCATTATCCTTAAAACGATCAAGTTGTATAAACGCCCCTTTAAGAGACTCAGCGTTTAATACGGGATTGGTTACAGCCCCGACTGTTACGATGTTTGACTGCACGGCGAGTCCTGGCTTTTGTGACGTATGTGAAGCGTTGATCAAAGACAATCCATCACCACCAGTGATGAAAGTTGTCGTCTGACCAAGACTGAATACTTTTGCAAAATCCTGTTCCCAGTTAAGCAGCAAACCTTGCGCAAGTCCACGTATCATTGAATCTACCTGATACACACCCATCGAAGAACGCTTTTTCAGGAAGTAGTCAAGTTCCTCTGTGTAAGGAACACGTTTTGAATATTTACGGACAATTAAAGTCTTGGCAAAGCCGTTATACTTATTGTCTACGGCATAGCTTTGGCCTTCAATTGTTAGACTGCCTGATCCATAACCAGACAGTGATGACATTTTGTCAGTGGTTGTTTCGATCTCATATTCCGTGAATGGAAACATTTTATACTGCGACTTTTCGGTAATTTGATATTTCACTTCATCAAAGGCCCGAACCAGCGCAGGATCCACCACTTGTGGGATCGTTAGCGTTGAATTATTAGCCATATTTTATTAATTATATGTTAAGAAATATTATACCTGTGCAAATGCCAATTTCTCTGGTTCAGCTACCGTAGCACGCACTAAAGTCGTTGTGCCGTCACGATTTGGATCGAAGTCAATTATTTCAAGTTGACCGGATGCGCCGGCCGCTAAATTGGCTAAGATAGTCGTGCCGCTTAAAACAATGTCAGCATAAGCTCCAACATCGGTTTGCGTCGCTGCCTGATCGGCAGTGAGTTCAAACACCACTTGGTCAATGTTTGGCTCCCAGCGACCTTTTACCTGCGCTACCGTTTGGTTATCAGCAGTGACAGTTTTTCGCTGTTCTACGTAATAACCTTGAATTTTTTCCCCTGCTGCCGCGCGGTTAAGAAAACCGCTAGCATCAATAACGACAAAATCTCCATAGTCTAACGAGGCCGAATTGGCCAAGATTAGCTCTTGAGTATTTGACGTATCAGGGCCTTGTACTATTCGTACTCCTGCCATAATAGTTATGTTAAGTATTAAGAGATATTTTATACCCACGCATTTTATTTAAACTTTCAGCTAACCAAGCTGACTGATCTGAGATTGGCGGTCTTTCAGCTGGTAACGGCGCGGGTGGCGTGCCACCACCAACAGAAACTGTTGGCGGAGCTGCTTTGTGCGGTACCATCTTCGATTCAGCAAATGCAATTGCGTACTGTGACGCCAATGCTTTTTTATAATCTTCTTCGAGAAGTTTAGGATTAACTGCCTCAGCAGCCTCTTGAAACTTGATAAAGTTCGGATCGTATTCATTTTCGATAATCCCTTTAGAAGCGAGAAATTCAGCACGCATTGTTTTCTGTTCCCGCTCGTCGCGGTCTTTAAGACGTGCCTTAACTTCTGCCATCTCTTTACGTGTTTCATAAAGGTCAGGATCAGTTTCCTTAATTTCTTCAAGTTTAGCCTGTTCCATCAACTGCTTGTATGATCTTATTCCTTGCAGGCCCCAGACCTTCTCAATAACCTTGTTGGCCATCACCGGATCAGTAGCGGCAATTTTATGGATAATATCAGGCGTTGAGCTAACTAGCTCAGCTTGTAAATCGACGGCTCGGCGCACTTCATCGTTTTTCTTTTCCACTTCCGATATTGCGCCAGTCAATCGCTTTTTTAATGTGGCATTGTCATCAACTGTCTCTTCGACCTTGGTGACAGGGGCCGTGGCTTCCTCAGCTGCTTTTTCCTTTGCAGGTTCAGCAAACTGAGGTACTTCTAGGGCGTTTTCTTCCGTGCTTACAACTGGAGTTACCTCCGTTGCAGGGGCTATTGCTTCTGCCATTTAAAGAAGATTATATAATAAAAAAGAGATACTTTGATGTATCCCTTTTGGGCGTTAACGAATCTATGGATTGCGGCATAAACTTGATAACGCCCATAAGGCGTACATCGTTACGCAATCACTATTTGTTAACGAGCTAGATTGATTTCTTATCCATCTCCCATTTCATATTACTAAGTCCGTCGTTAAAGTTTGGAGCTTTTGGTGGCGTCATCTTATGTGTCATCTGGCTTTGCTGAATAGAACCTTGCGGTTTTGCAGGTTCAGCAGATTTTAAAAGTTCGACAACGGCTGGTATTTTTGGATTCTTACCTGTTGGCATAGAATTAAACGTTAAGTGGTACACCGTCTGGATAATTTTCAAGTGCCTCGTTAGGCACGTTTTGTGTAAACTTTTTTGGCTTTGTTACGTAGTTATACTGTTCTTCTACTTTACCCTTGAGTAAAAACAATGCTGCGCGTGTCCACTTAATTGCTAAAAACTCTTCTTCTTTCTGCGCATCTTTGAACATGCGATTTTCTAGATCCATTATGATATTATCTATTAATTTAGCAAGTGATTTATATTTAGAATCAACAAATAATGCAGATAAATTATTGACATCTTCTGTAGATAATTTCTGCTTTACAATATTATCCAGCTTGCGGTAGAGGCGGTAAAGCCTCAGCAGGTTGCGCAGTTTGTTCACCTTCAGGAGTTAAGGATTGTTCTTCTTGTTGTGCTTGTTGTAATTTTTGCTGTTCAGGTAGAAATTCAGGCGGTAAATCTTTATTTGCCAACTCTTTCGGATCCATCTGGCTGACATTGTTAGCCTTATTGGCCAAAACATCTTCTGGCATGTTGTAAGTTTCCTGAATCCACTTGGCAAGTCCATCAGGACTGAACCCTTGCGGAATCTTTGCAGAAGCATCAATACCTTCATTAGCAAGAGCCTTATCAAGTTCACGTGACGAGGCAATATTGCCAAGTTCAAGGTCAAGTTCCATGTCAAAGTCTATATCTTCAGACTTGAGATCAAAATATCTAAAACCTTTAACCTTTTCCTCTTCAAAGCCGCCGTTTTCACGTCTTAATTGTGCACCTTTTGTCATAATCTTGATTTCTTCACCAGCTTTAAGAGCCGCGCTGTAATGGAGACGCACATCGTCCTTTAAAAGCGTGTAAAGACGCTTAAAAAATGAATTTGACATATAATTCATCGTAAGTTCAATCAAAGCGTTCTGCGATTCACGACGAATAACCGTCTTTCGCGCTGTTTCACCGACATCCGCAGAGGTTGTATCGCTGATATTTATGCCTGTTATACGCATAATGTCCTGATCAGTCAAACTATCGAGATCATAGAGAGCTTTCAAGTCAGGATTAGTCTTTATCTCACGAAGTTCATTAGGTGCGACACGGATAAAGTCCATGCCCCACTCAAAAGATTCCTCATTAAAGCTCGAAAGCGGATCAACGGCCATCAATGGCTTGGCAGATTTTTGCGTGATCTCCAAAATCATTAACCGCATTAGGTTTTTGATGTAGTTAAATGTCGTTGTGATGTGTGAATCGCCGTAACCGTATGGCGCGCCTGGAATCTTGTACTGCACTGTTAAAGCAAGAGGAATTTCTTTACCTCTCCGGCCCGCTATTCTAGGAATTGGTGTGCCAATATCATTGAGCAGTAAGCCATTAACAAGGATATGGTAGCGGTCATTCAGCTTATCAAAACTGTGTGTCACCCGCATAAAAGTCGCATCCTTGGTGTCGTAGAGATTTGAGTAAATCTGGCTCTCTTCTTTTTGCATCGGTGTCGCTATCATCCGTTCAAGAAGCTGCTGATCGTAATCAGCGAAGCGTATTTTAAAATCCTCTTTAGAAAAATACTCATCCACCTGTGCGTAGTTGCAGTCAGTTAAATTAGTCTTTATAGAATGTTCATCAAAATAAACGTGGCGCAAATCAAGCTTCTTGTAGAGACATTGACGAATCTTTTTAGTCTTTTTAGTGTAAGTGTACTTTTCCTGTTCATAGTTATACTCTGGATCGTTGACCGTTAAATCATAATTCTCAGTTAAGACAAGCGCCACCGACGAGCCAAAGATTCTTTTATCAAGAAAAATCTCAAAGTCTTCTGCCGCCGCGTCCATCTCATAAAGTACCTGTGCAAAAAGATGGCTGAAAGCTCGTGGCTTCGTCTGATCGTTGGAATTTAACGCGATGAAATTAACCTTAGGTTTGTTCGGTATCTCAGTAGCCAGCGCACGCATTGTTACCGCGTGAATTAAAGGATAACGAATGTTGCTGAATCTCAGGCCATCTCTTGAGAATAAAGTAAAATCATATTGCTCATAAAGAGTGTTATAAAGAGGCTTAACGTTGTTTACGTTCTTGCTCAAAATACCCTCAAAGAACTGGTTAATGCCGTTGCGCCATAAAGGCTCAAAGTACTGACGCCTCTGGGCCATGCGGGAACGCCGCGCTGACCAGCACTGTTGTACTTCCTCTACGGAAATATCTTTACGGTTTAAATCTTCCATTAACTAAATTCTAAAACACCAACGATAGATTCTGTTGGTAATTCTTTATAATTTTTGCACTCTAAAATTATTTCCTTTCCACCGGTCACAGGATCAAACTTACCAAAAGAAACAAGCGGATTTTTCTTCGTGTTCTTGCAGCGTTTACAGTCACCGTCAACGTGGCCTTCGTGGCTTAGAATTAACATTTTAACGTAATCTGCTAAAGTTTCATATCCTAGAGCCTTCCATTCGCCTTCTTTTAATGGATGATTAGGTGTTGCGAATATTTCTATCTGGTAGTCTGCCATTTTGAGATGGATTAACAAATTTTGTAGGAAATTGCATGTTCGGTAAAGAGCCGATTTGCGGTGTGATCGGCGTGCGGATAGACTCAAGTTGCGTCACTGGATTAGAATAAATGCTTTGGTCGGGCGGATTGACCATCGAAACATTAACGCGCGTCGTGTCGATCGGTGCTGTAAAATCTAACTTTGGTAATTTTTGTTTTGCCATAGTTAATGAAATTATGGAACTTATTTTAAATTTTAGCAAACATATTTTCTTCTTTGATTAATTGACGCAAAGTTTTACCATCTCTTTTCTGGACATATTTGGTAAATGTTGGAGCGTTCCAAAGCTCCTGCTGCATCGCCAAGGTGTCGCATAAATCGTCCTTTCGTCCTTTAGGAAACATTAATAATTGTTCTTCTAATTCGGTACAGTGGCCACTGCGATGATAGATGTTACCGTTCTCATAATAAGGAATAAGACCGCGGATTTTCGTCTGCTTATCCTGACGCGTGTGGATTTCATGGATACGCATAAACTGGTTGCGCTCTCGCATCTTGATCTTCAAGAAGTGCGCCAGAGCTTCCTGATAAGCTACCGTCTCGATTCCTACTATCAGAGGCTTATAGATTTCATTTTGTCTAAAGATTTCCTCGATAACCTGCGACGGATTTAGTTTTCCATAAACATATTCAAGGACATATTTTGAATTATCAGGGGCCACACCGACGCTCATTATGCAGGAATCATCAGCGCTATTTTTCATCGAAATAGCTAGATCAACGGTAGTGAAAACATTTAAACTTGTCGGGCAATCATCATCTCGGAAAGACTTGAACCACGCCCGTTTAAACTCCTGCGATTCTACGTTAAACGGATTTTGCTGATAAAGACAGTTGAATTCATCCGTGCCGATAACGCGCTTTATGTCAAGTAGTTTATCTAGAGAATATCTCTCGGGCCAGATAGCTTCACCGGCTTTACGATTCTCTTCATCCTGCTCTGCTATGGCTGGAAGGTTAATGATTTTCCAGTCTTTATCTTCTTGTGCCAATAATCGTCCGGCCAAATCATCTTCATGCCAGCGTGTAAGTATCACAATTATAGCCCCGTTAGGGTGTAGACGCGTGTAAGCTGTTGACGTGAACCATTCCCAAACTTTTTGCCGGTAGACTAGACTATTAGCTTCTTCACGGCTCTTTATCGGATCATCTATTAGGAGAACATCTGCGCCGTGGCCGGTTATCGAGCCACCAACACCTGCGGCGATGTAACTTCCGCCTTCCGTTGTGTGCCACCTGTTACGTGCAGAAGAATCAGGTGAGAGTGTGGTGTTAAATAAAGGACGATAGTAAGGATCAGCTAGGAGATTCCGCACCTTGCGGCCAAAGTCTTCAGCGAGTTCCGCGGTGTAACTCGCAGCAATGATTTCTTTTTTAGGATTACGGCCAAGATACCATGCAGGAAATTTGATTGAGGCGAGTTCTGACTTACCATGTCGCGGCGGCACGAAGATCATCAGCTTTTTCAATTCACCCCGTTCAACCTGCTCAAGAGCATTAGCGATTTGATGGTGGTGCCAACTTGGCAGGTAATCTCTCTGCATCGCCATGCAGAACCCTAACAGTCGCTCCCGTGCCGTGTACCTGATCGCTGCTTGCAGTTCCTTCATTCCCATAAGACTTTAATATTTGCTGAATTTGCGGTGCCGTGATCTGGTACTCGATGGCCTTACCATCCTGACCGACGTGCTCAATTCTAGCAAGTTTAGGCAAAAAGTACTCAGCCAAATTCAAAATAAGATCAATAGCTTTCGCAGGATCTTTTTCATTTACGCGCTCCCAACTATCTTGAAGTTTACTTAAATTCGCTTCAACAAGCATCTTAAAAAAAGCACGTGTTTCCATAGTGACAAGGCTTTTGGCATTAGGCCGCCTTCCTGTTCTGTTTGGGTTCACTAAATGCATTTTAACTTAACACTTTACAAGATAGCAAACTTATATTCTAATTTAAGCAATTTTACGTAACTTACCTGACATCATTTCAACGATTGTTTTACCATGCTTGCCCTGCGGTAACATCATCGTACCGCCCTTCATTTTGTATTCATCCATGTCAGCTTTGTACTTTGTTTCATTGGAATAGTTGGTAGCCTTAGGCATACCTTTCGGATAGATTTTAGCCATAAAATAATTAGTTAGCGTTTACGTTTTTTCTTTGAAAGGCCGGCTTGCCTGAGCGCTATTGCTACACTTTGCTTCTGCGGCCTGCCAGACTTCATTAATTCCTTAATGTTTGCGCTGACGACCTTCTTTGATCTGCCTTTTTGCAATGGTGCCATAAAGTGTTTATTTGCGTTTAAAACGGTTTTTCTTTCAGAACGTAGATTTTCTCGTTTCTTGCAATATCTCTTCCAAAACAGGCCTTAGAATCATTTTAAAAGGCTCCCACGCCTTTAGATGCTTCATACTTTTTCACTGCTTCCATGTAATCCTGCTCATTACGGTAATCTTGAGGACGTGGGCGGGTGGTTAAACGGCCGGAAGGTGTGACTATCGGTTCTTTAAGCTCCATAAACGAGTTCGTTAAAAGCTTTATCCAGTTTTTTATCGGTGTTGATGTTATCAAGAAAATCATTGACCATATCGCTGTTTTCTTCTACTGAAAGTCTAATGTGACAATTTACGCAAAGAGTGTGATAAAGAAACTCCTGCAACGGAAAGATATGCGCCTCTGCCAGCGGCCGCTTACATTCCTCGCAAATGAAGAGATTTTTTAACATTTGAGACGATTATGTTTTAATTATGCTCTCATTGGAATAATAAAGCAACATTTTTTTGAAATATTCTCTGTCTCCTTTGTGGAAAATCCTTGTGATGTCCAACGCTCGTTTAATGACTTCCGGATCGAATTTCAACACCGCTGCAACCTGCTCATCGGTGAGCTGAAACTCGGTAAAGAGTCTTAATTTTATTTCTGCTTCATCTTGAGTCATTGTAAAAACTTTTTAGTGCTTTTCAGTGCAGTTTCTATGCTATATAGATTTAAAAGTTCATTTTTTTTATCGTCATATTTTTGTTTAAATTTTACTTCCATAAGCTGTTCAAATCGCGGCTTTTCTAAAAGCTCTAATTTGTAATATAGATTTTCTTCATCTTGACGAGATAATCGGCGAATCGACTTTATTTGGTGTGTAGCATAAATATTTCCATTCACAATGATGAATTTAGCACCATCCGCCCAGCTTTTCGTTATAATCGCCGTTTCATCAGAAGTTAAATATTCATGATCACCGTTTATAGATTCCAATCTATAATTTTTTACTTTCATAAAAAATAAATTAAGAAATAAATATGCCGCTACTCTGTTTAGTTTTTGGCTCTATAAAGCTCTTAATCTCATTGTAAACATATTTAATGCGATTGCAATTTTTATGTTTAAATGAGTCTTGTAGGATTATGTCAAGTCGCCGCCGGAACTCTATGGCCCCGATTTTACCTATAAGATTGACACAATGCCGAGCTATATTCCTTTCGATCGCGGAGTCGGCGAACGCTGAAATACCAATATGGCCCTTAAGACCTATTAGCATCTCATTAATTCCTTTATTGCCATATTTAGATTTTTTTTCAGGCGAAGCCTGTAATTCTACGTTAGTAGAATTAATAGAAGATGAAGATGAAGATGAAGATGAAGAGTTATCGTCCGGTAATAGCTGTGTTATAACCGATTTATAACCGCGGTTATGCTCCTGTTTTCCTCTATTCCAACGGCTTTTCATTCCCTTCTTGCCTTTCCTACTTTGCCCTTTACTATAATTCTCTTGCTTAATTCTCTCTTTTTCAAGTCTATCATGTATTAATTTTGTAGTATCGTTTCCGTCTACTAAAAACATGTTAATAATAACTGTGGCTATTTCTTCCGTACACCCCTTTCCGATTATAAACGCAAGCTTTTTTGGGTCATTTGGTAAATAACCATTGTTCCAGCAAAAAGAAAGTGCTCGCAGATAGGCTCCCTCCTCGGCCAAAGTCATTTGGGCCGTCCTTAAAGATTTAAGCCAATCACCTGGATAAAACTGAAACGCTGGATTAGCCATAAATTATTTAACTTTAAAAAGCTTGATAAAACTAGCTATGGCCTTCACATTTTTAATTCCAAGAGTTTTAAATGCTAGTTCTACTTTATTCAAAATAACCTGAACTTCTTCAGGTGTTTTCTTTCCACTTATTGAAACCGATATTATATATGTGCCGTCTTTATCAAGTTCTTGTACTTGTTTACCTGACACAATGGCCTCTGGATGAGTTATGATAAGTTTTTTATTCATAAAACTGAAAAACCGGAGCGCTGCTTAAGGCGTACTCCGGTTTAAGTTAAGCAGCTTTGCAACGCAAGTTGAGTGGATTTGAGTAACTTACTTATACTCTCATTCAAATTAAAAAGCAAGCAAATAAAAAACTCCAGCTCGCTTGCTTTCTACAACATTTCTGCTGTGATTTTGGCAAAACTGGAGTTTCCGTAGATACCTATACACTACAATACTTATAACGATTAAGTCAAGTAATCGTTTCAATTAACAAAAACTCCGCTATTGCTAAACGGAGTCTCTATTGTGCAGTCAATGCACTGGCCGCCGAAATCCTAGTTTAACCCTAACTAGGTACTTATATTATGCCATTTGTTCTCTTAAAAACACAAGTAAGAAAATTATCACTTGCTTTTTAAAATGCTTCGGGCATAATACATTTTGCAACTCTCTAAAGCTGAAAGGCTAAATATATGACTCTTAAATCTGAAGTAAGGCATATCCTGTTAAATTACCCCGCCACACGAAATAGTGACATTCTTTTAACGATCCAACTTTGGAAAACTTTTCATGATGGGCAACTTATTACCGGTAAAGACGGCACTAGCAAATATATCAACATTGAAACATTATTTGATTTGCCTAGAGAAGATCACATAAAACGGTATCGGGCGTTTATCCAGAATAAAGAAGGCTGTTATCTACCTACGGATCCAAAGATTTTAAAGGAAAGGAAAATTAATCTCAATGCTGAATGGTCACACGAAATGTCAGCTTAATATTTTAACATGCAATATACAATCCAAGGCTACTTTGACTACATTAAAGAACGCCAAAAAATCTACAAATTAAAATCTTCTGGCGCAAAGTCGCCATGGACTGATGATCTTATTCTGCAAAAATATAAATTCTGCAATGTTTATCGTCATCTTGACGCGGGCACGCAGTGGTACATGCAAAATATTGGCCGGTTTCAAAAAGCAGAAAGCCCAGCGATAGCTTTATGGAAAACAATTCTTTATAGAACCATCAATAATCCTAAATTCTTTGAATTTGCAGGATTTCCTCAACCTAATGAGCCAAGTGAAATTCAAGAACATATCCAAAAAGCAAGAGAATGGATCATTAAAGGCAACCACTTCCGGTCAGATGCCTATTTAATTCTTTATCCTCCAAAATATGGACATTCTAAAGTAGAACAGTATGGTAAGGCTATTATGAAATTATCAAATGAATTAACTCATATAACGGAAAGTGTTTTAGATAGCAAAACAGCAAAAGAAGCTTGGCAAGAATTACAGGCAGCAGATGGTGTTGGCCCTTTCATAGCTTATGAAATATGGTGTGATCTTGTTTTGTGTGGCTATTTGAAATGGACAGAAGATGATTTTGTAAATGTGGGCCCAGGTGCAAAAGCGCCTCTTACTGCATTATATCCTGGAATAAATGAACAGTTGGCCATGAAAGCGTTACAAGCTAAACAGAACCAATATTTATCAGGAATGAAATATTTAACTTTGCGAAGCATAGAGCACAATTTATGTGAATATCGTAAATATGTAAATCTTTCAAATGGAAAAGGTAAAAAACGTCACTTTAATCCTAATTTATGAAAATAATCTCACCAGCTTTAATTGAAATAAATGGCTTACAATTTTATGTTCGTCCTGAAACATCAGACTTTAAAGCCATTAAGGAAGTGATTATAAAAAATAGTTATGAAACAAGAGATTTTAAAATTCTTCCAAATGAAAAATGGCTGGATTTTGGCGCTCACATTGGCGCATTTACTATTCTTGCTCTTTCCAAAGGGGCAAAAGTAATTGCTTTTGAGCCTAGCCCTGATGCTGTTGCTATATTAAAGGATAATCTTGCGCTAAATAATCTTACTTGTAACATTTTTGAAGTTGCAGTTATCGCTGGCACCGCATGCCAAATGCCATTTTACATAAATTCTGTTTATGGCAATACTTGGCGCAATTCTGTTGTAAAGAAATATACTAGAGGCCAAGAAACGATAGTGCAAGCTATTAATTACCGTGATTGGCTAGAAGATAATATTTGTATAAAAATGGATATTGAAGGTAGTGAATTTTCTATTCTTGAAGATTTTCCTGAAGATATCAAAATCAAGAAATTAGTATTTGAGGCTTCATTTGACATTGAGCCAGATCTGAAAAGATTTTGGGCTATCATTGAAAAATTAAAGAGAATCTTTAGTCACGTAAAAGTAGCTAGTCGTGTACCAAAAGATAAAGATATTTGGCTGCAAAATTGGTTGCCAGCTTGCCAATTAATTTATTGTTGGAATGAATAATATTTCTTAACCAATCATATTATGCGTTTATGCATATTGGAAGGTGTAGATGGAGTTGGCAAAACAACACTTGCGAAACTTCTAAACGATAAAAACGCTGAATCAATGGTTGCCCATTGGTCTGCGCCGCCTTCGGATGTTAACGCATTTGATTATTGGAAAGATTTATTGAGATCAAATTTTGATCAATGCGCTAAAGCAGGTGCTGAATTAGTTATTTGGGATCGTTCATTTCTGGGCAATTATATTTATGGCAATTTTAAAAAGGATCAACCAACATTATCATTTGACCAGATAATTGAATTATGGCGCTTTATAAGTAATATTTATAGCCAAGTTGATGTTTATTTATTGCGTTGCACTTGGAAAGAATTACAAAATCGCTTTAGGCAAAAAGAGGAAACTTATGTTACTTTTGATGACGCCTATGAATTGCAGCAAAATTATGTAACATTATTGTCTGATTTATTTCAATTAAATAATGTGAATCTCTATATTATGCCTAAAGATTTATCATCTAAAAATTTATTAAAAGTAATCAAATAATATACTATGTTTATCAAGGGCCATAAAATTTGGCTAGGGCGTAAGCATTCAAAAATAACGCGCCTTAAAATGAGCCTTGCTGCGCAGGGCCAATTAAAATTAATATGTGTTAAAATTGCGCGGGAATATTTATCGCGCAATACGCCGCTGCCTTTTATTTTATTCTTCTAACAAGCATAACTTTGCACGCAGATAATGTAGATACAATTTATCCTAAACTTATTAGAAGTATTATCGAAAATGGCAAGCCTGCAGGCCCGCGCGGTATGCCCGTAAGGGAAATCTATGATGTTGGATTTAAAATTAATGATGGTTGTGCGACAATCATCACAAGTCCGCATCGGAAAGTTAATATGGCGTATATGGCTATAGAAATGCTGGGCCTGTTACGCCACGGCAAGAAAAATGTTGAGCCATATCTTTGGTATAATTCGCAGATGGCAAAATATTTGAATCCTAAAACCGGTGAGTGGGATGGCAGTTATGCTACACGTCTCACAACCTATGATCAAATGCGTAAAGTATATAAAATCCTGAAAGCCGATCCTCATAGCCGAAGAGCCATCCTCAGCTTCTATAATCCCGCCCACGACAAAGAGCTTGCTTCATTAGATCATAGCTGTACGTTGAATCTCATATTTAGGTTAAGAGATGGGAAATTACACCTGACTTCAACAATGAGATCGAATGATGTAATGCTTGGTGTGCCATATGATTTTTCGCAATTCTCTTTTCTTTTATCAGTACTTGCTTGTTGGCTGGAAGTTGGAGTAGGTACTTTTTATTATTTTGTAGCAAACCTGCATGCTTATGAAAAAGATATTGCCAAACTCAAAATCATAGCTGACGCTCCTTGGCCAAAAGCATTTGAGGTGTCAAAATGGACTCACATGCGCTTATGGGATATTCCTGATGTAGAAGAGACGTTTGCACAAGTGGAACGCTTCTTTTGTCTCGAATATGCTATGAGGCAATTAAAGAAAATAGGGCCACCACAGATCGAAACTTTAATCCACGATTACAAAATCACTTCTGAAGTGCTAAAAAGTCTTTTGCGAGATGTTTTATGGCCATATGTAACGCGTAAATTAAAGATAAGCTGAGAAATTCCCTTGACTTTTCAAGAAATGTGCGTAATAATGAAACTACCATATTCTTTAATGCTGAAAGGCAAATTTATGTCAGAATACACAGAAATCGCCGAGCTACTAAAAAAGCTCAATGAAGTTAAGAGACGGTCTGTTGAAAGTTATAAAGCCTACATCGAAAAACTGCAGGCTATTTTAGCGATGATGCCAGAAGGCACTAAAATTTGTGAAACCTGTGGTGACATTACAGATGGCCAAAGGTGGTGCGATAGTGCCTGTGCTTATGAGCACGAGCTAAACATGCAAGAGAATGTAATCGCTAAGGGAAAATGATGCCAAAAGGAATTTATAAAAAGACTGCATTATAAACTTAACTTTATAACATTATGAAATACACTATTACAATTAAACATCAACCAGAATATTCATTCGCAAAA